TGTCGTCCTGAGCCGCTAACCAACGCTTGCCGCGAATGACGCCGCTTTGCCGCCAGCCCTCGAGGCGCCCGGCGGTATAGGCGGCGGTTGCCTCCGTCCTGGCGATGGTTTCCGCGCGCCTGGCGCCAAGCGGACCGGCGCTACCGCCTAGCCCGCTAATGAGCGTGATTATCTCGTCCAGGCTCCTACCGCGGTCCTCGAGCGCGACAAGGACGGAGCGGATATCCTCCCAAGCCGTTTGCGAGACGCCGGCTAGCCGGTTGCGAGCTCGAGCTAGCGCCGCTATAGCGTTAGGGCTTTTGACGTCAAACGCCGGCGAGCTAACCGGGAGCCCGCGCAAGGCTTGAGAACCGCCGCCTGCTAGCGCCGCCGCTAGGATAGGCTCGCCGGCGTCCGCGTACCGCTCGCCCCAAGCATCCGCGTCAAACGGTCGCTCAGGGTCGAGGTCCTCGCCGGCGCCTACCGCCTTGTCCGTTCCTCGCGTTCGCGGAGCTCGAGCTCGCGCCTTGAGATCGTCCAGGAGCTCGCCCTGGACGGCGCGTACCGCGTCATATAGCCGGCGCTCATAGCCGGCAACGCGCCGGTCTCGCGCGGCGAGCTCCACGCGATGCGCGATTGAGCCATAGCGAGGAGCCGGTCCAGTCTCGAGCCCGGCGCGCTTAAGGTAAGCCCGGACCGCCTCCTCGACCGCCTCCGGAGCCGGCGCTGGAGGCTCAACCGGCGCTACCGGGACGCCAGCCGGAGCCGCTGGCGCGTCGCCCCAAGCATAGCCGCCTCCCTCATGAGGTAGCAGGTCCGGACGGTAGACCTCGAGGAGGCGATTTAGCGGGACGCCAATCGCCGCGAGGACTTGCATTTGAGCCGTGATCTCGCTTTGGTCTTCCTGAATTGCCCTAACTTGCGAGAAATCGAATTCTATAACCGTGTCCGTCTCGCCAAACATAGGGATTAGTTGCTCTGTAAGGTCGCTAGCAATCCTCCGGCATTCCGGAATGATGCAATCCGTATATAACGCCTTATCGGCTTGCTCCGCGTTGCTATATGTTGCCCTTGAGAAGTCTTGGAGCTTGGTAGGCGGGACCTTGTATACCCGCGCCACGTCGCCTAGCGTCCAGCCTAGGAGCTTCATAAACTCCGCGTCCGCTGGCGTAAGTTGCGGCGTCTCGAGCTTCATAGGATGCGAAAAGACCGCGATGCGATGCGCGCGGTCCGCTCCCGCCAGGCGCGCGCCAATCTGAGCCTCCAGCATCTCGCGTTGCTCGCGCGTAAGCGGAGCGCTAGCGTCCGCCGGGCTAAGGATGCCTCCGGGATTCATCCCGTTGGTAAAGATAGCCATGTTGGACTCCATGGCTTTAATCCCGGTCTCCACGCTAAGGCGCGCGCTTTCTAGCGGGCTCAGGCTTCTAAATTCGTTGCGAGGGTCAATCAAGCCGCGGAGCCAGATAACCTCATCCGGTCCAAGGTTTACCTTCTGTCCGGACGGGTCCTCATATACAAATCCGGCGATATAGTCCTTTGGATGCGGTATAACGCGCATCCGGTCCGCTCGAGCGTACCAAAGCTCTCGAGGAGCGCCCTTACCGTTAGGACCGCGGTCAACAACGATAAATGCCTCGCCGCGAACGCATAGCGAGACCTCGACCGCCTCGAGGAGCCGCCTGAGCGTCCAAAATGGGTTAACGTCCTGGAGGAGCTCGACAATCGGACCGCTTGTTACCGCCTCGCGCGTCCCGTCGCTGGCGACGCGGTAAACCTTGACCGGGACGGAGCTAAGCGTCGCGCTCCTAATATCAACCGCCGCAAATACCGCGGTTGATAGCTCGAGAAAGTTAGCGGCATCATGGCGCCGGCGTCCAAGCGCGCTCAAGCCCTCGCCAAACGCTTGTCCGTTGGTAGGGACAACCGCCGGTCCCAAAGCCCAAGCCTTGAGCCTCGAGCCAAAGCGGGTATACCATCTCGCCATTATGAGCCCTCGCTAACGCTAATCTAGCGCCGCCGGCGCGGTCGCGCCAGCCTTACCCGCTTTTGCCCTTATAGCTAGCTCATTTCGATTGTGGCGCCGGCAAGGCTCCTATAAGCGTAGACCGCGGCGTCCACAAGGTCATCATGCTCTCCTACCGGGAAGCCAAGGAGCTCGCGCGTATAATCCTCGCTCAGTCCTGGCGCGTGAAGGATTAGCCCTTGCTCATAGCGGGCTTGGAGCGGTAGGAATCGCGTTACCTTATCGCGGTCCGGCCTAACGCCAACAACCGGGAGCGACGTTGTCCGGAGGAGCTCCTGAATGACGCTAGCTTGATAGGCGACCTGCTCAACCGCAACAACCGCAACCGGCGCGCGCTGGCGCTCGACAAAGCCGCGGATAAACGACAAGACGCCGTCAAACGTGGCGCGCGTCCGCTCCGCGTCAAGGATATAGACGCGCCCGCCAGGCTCGCGAGCGATTGCAACCGCGGCGGTATAGTCCGCGCCTTGGCGGGTCGAGATTGCGAGGTCCACGCCAACGCTAATGCGGAGCGCCTCGAGCTCGACCGGCTCGCCTGTCCTGAGCCAAGCGCGTTGTATAAGCGCGCCGCTCGCGCTTACAAACTCCGCGCCAAACTCGCGCCTAAAGACAATGCTTGGCAAGGACGCCCGCGCCGCCGCAATCTCGCCGTCCTCGAGATAGGGGTTTGTCCAGGACGGAAAGCTCCAGCTAGCGAGCTCGAGCCCGTCGCGCGCGGCACCTGCTAGCGCGAGCTCATGGAGCCAGCCTCCCTCCCGGTTAGGCGTGCTAATCAGGACCGCGCGTCCCTTGCGGTCCGCCAGCGCTGGACGGAGGACCTCCTCCCAAACGCGACGCGGGACAAAGTCCGCCTCATCTAGGATTAGCAGGTCGAGCCCTTGCCCGCGGAGCTTGTCCGGATCGTCCGCGGTCTTGAATGCAATCTCGCCACCGCCGGGCATTAGTAGCCGTTTTGAGCTTTCGCTAACCGTAGCGCCAAGCGTTACCGCTAGCGGTCTAATCAGGTCCCAAGCAATGCCGGCGATAGCGTAGGACGGCGCAACCCACCATGCCCGGCGCCCGCTTGCCGCCTCGCGCAAGGCTAGCGCGGCGCCTAGGCGCGTCTTGCCCCAACGGCGCCCGCAAATCAAGACCTTAAAACGCGCGGCGTGGCTTGCGACCTCCATTTGCCCGGCGTGGAGCGCCGGCAACCGGTAGACGGTCAAGCGCGCCTCCTCGAGCTCGAGGACGCAAGCCACGCGCGCCGGAGCCACGCCAGCGCCGCCAGGACCGCGCGCCTCGAGCCGGCGTCCTCGAGCTCGACCGCCAGCGCCGGCGTCCAGCCCGGCCAAGGAGCCGGTCCGCCTGGCGCGCCAATCGCAAGCGCTAGCGCCTGAGCCCGGCTAAGCATGCTCGCGCTCGCGCGCCTTGAGCGCGTTGTAAGACTCGCCGGTTGACGCCAGGACCGCCTCCTTGCCGCTGTACCGTTGCCAACGCTCGACCGCCATGTCCACATACCGCGGCTCCAGCTCGACCGCGAGAGCCCGGCGCCCGGTCTGCTCCGCGGCTATGATGGTTGTCCCGGAGCCGCTAAACGGCTCATAGACCGCGTCCCCCGGCTTGGTATGGTTGAGTATAGGACGCGCCATAGCGAGGACCGGCTTTTGAGTTGAATGCTCCTCGCGTTGGTCCTCCGGTCCTCGCTTGGACCGCATAAACGCGTGAGCCATGTTAGGGATTTCCCAAAGCGTGGACTGATCTCGAGCGCCTTGCCAGTTAGCGCTCCTACCCTTGCGGACGCCGTACCAAGCCGGCTCATGTTGCCAGTGATAATGCCCTCGACCTACCGCATACATGTTCTTAGCCCAAATAATCAGGCTCCGGAGCTCAAATGCTGATTGCGTAAGGCTTTGAGCAACCTCCACGGTCGCGAGCGAACCATGCCAAACGTAGGCGACTGAGCCCGGAAACAACGCCCAAGCATCCCGCCAATCCGCTCGCGTGTCGTTAGCGAGGACCTCGCCGCGTTGCGGTCCCATCGCGCTAATGCCGGCGGTCTCGCGCCAAGTAGCGTCATAAGCCACGCCGTAGGGAGGGTCCGTAACCATGAGCTCCGGCGTCTCGCCGGCGAGGAGCTCGCTCACGGTATGCTCCGCGGTCGAGTCCCCGCAAATCAGGCGATGCGAGCCTAGGAGCCAAAGGTCGCCCGGCTTGCTTACCGGCTCAGGAGCCGGGCTCACGTCCGCGCCTGGCTCCTCGACCGGCGCGCCCTCATCCTCGCTAACGCCAGCGATAAGCGCGTCCAGGCGCGGCGGCTCCGCTTGGAGCGCGGCGAGCTCGCCCGCGACAAGCGCCGCAAGCTCCGCGTCCTCAAACCCTAGCGCCAGCGACGGGACCGCCTCCGCCTCGAGGACCGCGCGGACCTCGCTCGCCAAGACCTCGAGGTCCCAAGATGAGCCGCCTAGCGTTAGTTGGTTGTCCGCGATAACGTAAGCCCGCCGCTCCGCCTCGCTCAGGTGAGCAAGCCGAATGCAAGGGACCTCCTCGAGCTCGAGCCGGCGAGCCGCCAGGACGCGACCGTGTCCAGCGACAATAACGCCGTCCGCGTCAATCAGGACGGGATTAGTGAAACCAAACGCGGCGATGCTGGCGGCGAGCGCCTCAACCTGTCGCTCCGAATGGAGCCGGGAGTTGCGCGCATAAGGCTCCAGCGCCTCGAGCGGCAAGCGCTCAATAACGGTTGAAACCCACAAGCGCCGGGCTCGCGCCGCGTCGCCTGGCGCAACCGCAACGCCTGGCTCCTCGAGCTCGCCGGCAACCGGCGCCGCCGCTACTTTTCGTCCGGCCATTTGAGTTGAATCTCCTCCTCGCCAGCCTGAGCCGGCGCGCGGTCCTTGCGTCCCCAAACCTCAGGATACCGCCGCTCGAGATACCATGCCGCCGCTTGCCAGGACTCCGCGCTCGCCTGGACAACGCGAGCCACGCGCGCCGCGTGAGCCTCATCCTCCGCTCTTTTAATGGCTTGCCGGAATCGCTCATAAGCCGGTCCCGGTCGCGCCTTTTCTGAGCTCCAATGGTAGAAGGTATGGCGGCTAAGCCCGCAAACGCCAGCCGCAACGCTAGGCGGGACGCCGGTCCTGATAAGTTGCGTCATGCGGTCTATTAGCTCATCCGTAACGCCGCAAGGACGCCCGCGACCGGCGCCGTTTTGTTCGTTAGCCATACCTTGGAGTCCCCGGACCGGGTCTATTAGCCTTTTGCGCCTCGCTCGCGCGCCGC